AAATTAGTTTGAAGGGTCTATAAGGATACACCCATCATCTTGGCATGGTGGTAAGTTTGGAGAACGTGGTGGAATATTTTTATCCGTTCAAAATTGGTTAAATGGTGTTGAACCGTCTACAGTTGGACATGATTGGTTTGATGCATTAAAAAATACTAAAGGCGATGCATACAATATAAGGATAGATTATGGCAATAGATAAGAGTTTAGCACAAGCACCAATGGGATTAGGAAATATGCCTATGCCTGGAGACCAACCTGCATTAGAAATTGAAATTAAAGACCCTGAAGAATTAAATATCAGTGGTCCTGGTTTTGACCTTCACATGGAAAAAGATGGTGGAGATGAAGACTTTTCAAAGAACTTAGCAGAAGATATGGATGAAAGTGAGTTAATGTTAATTGCTAATGAGCTTATTGGTGATTACGATAATGATATTTCATCAAGAAAAGATTGGATTCAAACCTATGTAGATGGTTTAGAGTTACTAGGTTTAAAGATTGAAGAACGTGCAGAACCATGGGAAGGTGCATGTGGTGTTTACCATCCATTATTATCTGAAGCTGTAGTTAAGTTCCAAGCAGAAACGATGATGGAAACATTTCCTGCAATGGGCCCTGTTAAGACACAAATTATTGGTCGTGAGACACAAGATAAAAAAGAAGCAGCACAACGTGTACAAGAAGATATGAACTATCAACTAACCGATGTGATGAAAGAATACAGACCAGAACACGAACGCATGCTATGGGGACTAGGTTTAGCTGGTAATGCGTTTAAAAAAGTTTACTACGATCCGTCTTTGGGAAGACAAGTATCCATGTATGTTCCTGCAGAAGACGTAGTCGTACCCTATGGTGCTTCAAGTTTAGAACAAGCTGAACGTATTACTCACGTGATGCGTAAGACAGAAAACGAAGTTTTACGACTTCAACATGAAGGTTTCTATCGAGATGTTGATCTTGGTGAACCTGTCAATGTAATGGATGAAGTTGAGAAAAAGATTGCTGAAAAACTTGGTTTCCGTGCAACCACTGATGATAGGTTTAAACTTCTCGAAATGCACGTTGAATTAGATTTACCTGGTTATGAACATCAAGATGACAAAGGTGAGCCTACAGGTATTGCTCTACCTTATATTGTAACGATTGAAAAAGGCACAAGTAATATTTTAGCTATTAGAAGGAACTGGAATGAAGACGACGATTTACAACAAAAAAGAAACCATTTCGTTCACTACGGTTATATTCCTGGTTTTGGATTTTATAACTTTGGTCTCATACATCTTGTTGGCGCTTTTGCTAAGTCTGGTACTAGCCTCATACGTCAACTCGTGGATGCTGGAACTTTGTCCAACTTGCCTGGCGGTTTCAAGACTAGGGGTTTAAGAGTTAAAGGAGATGATACACCGATAGCTCCTGGTGAATTTCGTGATGTTGATGTACCAAGTGGTTCAATGCGTGACAACATTATGCCTCTACCCTACAAAGAGCCTTCACAAGTTCTTATGGCTTTACTAGGTACAATAGTTGATGAAGGACGTAAGTTTGCAGGATCAGCTGAATTACAAGTATCTGATATGTCTGCTAACAGCCCAGTGGGTACTACGCTAGCTGTATTGGAAAGAACATTAAAAACAATGTCAGCTATCCAAGCACGTATTCATTACTCAATGAAGCAAGAGTTTAGACTTTTAAAAGATATTATCCGTGACTATACACCAGAAGAATATAGCTATGATCCTGAAGAAGGTGATAGAAAAGCTAAACAATCTGACTATGATATGGTTGCAGTTATACCTGTATCAGATCCAAATGCAGCAACCATGGCACAGAAAGTGGTTCAATATCAAGCAGCGTTACAGTTAGCTCAGACTGCTCCACAACTCTATGACCTACCGATGCTACACCGTCAAATGTTAGATGTATTAGGTATTAAGAATTATCAAAAGTTAGTGCCTATGGCTAATGACCAAAAACCTGTTGACCCAATTAGTGAGAACCAAAACATTCTAAAAGGTAAACCTGTTAAAGCATTCTTACATCAAGATCATCAAGCACATATCACTGTACATCAATCAGCGATGCAAGATCCGCATGTACAACAACTTGTTGGTATGAATCCTCAAATGGCGCAAACATTACAAGCTTCAATGACTGCACATATTATGGAGCATTTAGGTTTTGAGTATCGTAAACAACTTGAAATGCAAATGGGTACAACATTACCTCCATACCACGATCCTGATAATACAGATGAAGATGAAAAGCCTATACCCGCAGATATGGAAGCTCAAATATCTCAAATGGCTGCTCAAGCTTCTCAACAGTTATTACAACAGCATCAAAAACAAGCTCAAGATGCACAAAATGCACAAACAGCTCAAGACCCTATCATTCAATTACAACAACAAGAAATGCAGTTGAAGAAGGCTGAACTTGATAGAAAAGTTAAGAAAGACCAGGTCGATGCACAACTTGATATGGCTAAACTAGCACTTGAAAAAGATAGGATTAATAGTCAACAATATCAAGCGGGTGCTCAGTTAGCTGTTAAAGCGCATATTGATAAAGCTAAGATGGATGCTCAAGAAAAATCTCAAGGTTTTAATTCTGTAATGGATTTACATAAACATCAATCAGGACATGACCAAAGTTTACAACATAAATTAGTAGATCATTTAGGTGGCATGTCTAATAATTATAATGACCAAGAACATGAACTTAAACTAGAGGAGCTGAGACAAAGAACGCAACAAAGACTTGCTGAACAAAGCAAGACACAAAAACCAAGGGAGTAATAACAAATGCAAGTGGAAACACTACAGGCTTTAGACATACTAGTTAAACAACTAGACGAAAAAATTGTGCAACTTCAAGATTTTATTATAGTAGGTAATATTGATAATTTCGAAGAGTACAAAAAATTGTGTGGTGAGATTAAAGGTCTTCTTACAGCACGCCAATACATCAAAGACCTAAACAAAAATATGGAGGACTCGGATGAGTGACCTAAACTTAGCCCAAGCTCAAGATTTAAATGTGTTGTTAAATCAACGTAAATCTGAAGTAGAAGCTGAAGTACAAGAAGATATTGCTTTAGAAGATAAGGCAAGACAAGTTCCAGTTCCATCAGGCTATCGCATTTTATGTGCTGTACCCGAAGTGGAAAGGAAAACAGAAGGTGGAATAGAACTATCAGACGAATATATAAAAAGGGAAGAATTATTAGCTACAGTATTATTTGTAGTTGAAGTAGGCCCCGATGCATATAAAGATGAAAGAAAATTCCCCACAGGACCTTGGTGTAAAAAAGGTGACTTTGTGATTGTTCGGCCTAATGCTGGCACTCGCTTAGTTATTCACGGCAAGGATTTTAGAATGATAAACGATGACTCAGTGGAAGCAGTAGTGCAAGACCCACGTGGCATCAAAAGAAGCTCATAGGAGAAATATATGGCTACAGAAGAAAAAGAAGAGTTTAAGTTCCCAGACGAAATAGAAGATAATGAACCAGATGTAAAGGTAGAAGTCGAAGAAGAAGGTAAATTAGAAGTAGAAATAGTAGACGATACGCCTGAAGAGGATCGTAATGTTGACCCTTTAACTCCAGAAATAGTCAATGAATTAGAACAAGTTGATGAATCTGAAGACTATTCTAAAAATGTAAAGACTAAATTTAAGCAATATAAAAAAGCTTGGCATGATGAAAGACGTGCTAAAGAAGCTGCATATAAAGAGCAACAAGAAGCTCTATCTGTAGCCCAAGCTATTTTAGAAGAAAATAAAAGGCTTAAAAATGTACTTCACTTAGGTGAAAAAGAATTAATCGTAAACTATCAGGCCAATGCCGAATTAGAGCTTGAAAAAGCTAAAAAGACTTATAAAGAGGCTTATGATTCAGGTGATTCTGATAGGGTACTAGAAGCGCAACAAGATATAGTTAATGCTAATTTAAAGTTGGATAAAGCTAAGAATTTTAGGCCTACAACTGAGAATTTCCAAGAGTCTGAGCAAAATTATGTTCAACAAAGACAAAATATGCAGCCACAACGTCCCCCTCAAATGGATGAAAAAGCTGCTAAATGGGTCTCTGATAACCCTTGGTACGTCGATTCTAGTAAACCAAGACTAAGAAAATATGCTATGGACTATCATAATGACCTAGCAAATCAATATGGGCTTGCATTTGTTGGAACAGACGAGTATTATAGCAAAATAAATCAAGAAATGAGACGACGATTCCCAGATGAATTAGGTCTCGACGAATCACAAAATGAGTCTAGAACTCAACAAAAATCAAAATCCAGCACGGTAGTTGCCTCTGCGAAACGTAGTACCTCATCCAAAAAAGTAATATTGAGTAAAACGCAAGTAGCGTTAGCCAAGAAACTCGGCCTAACACCAGAGCAATATGCCATCGCACAATCTAAATTGGAGTCTTAAAATGTCTGATATTAAAAACAGCAACAATGAATTAAATGAAGTAAGAACAACGCGTGACCTTGAAACTCGTGATGTAGTGGAGCGCCCTAAACAGTGGGCAGCCCCTGATCTACTCCCTGAACCTGATAAACAGGCTGGTTATTCGTATAGATGGATTCGTGTTTCTACTTTAAACACTGCAGATCCTAGAAATCTTTCTGGTAAATTAAGAGAAGGATGGGAACCTGTAAGAATTGAAGAGCAACCAAAATTTCAACTGTTAGTTGATCCCGATAGTCGTTTTAAAGACAGCATCGAGATTGGCGGATTATTACTCTGCAAAACACCTACTGAGCTTGTTGAACAACGTAATGCACATTACAACAAAATGACACAATCTCAAACGGAAGCTGTAGATAATAATTTAATGCGTCAAAGTGATCCTAGAATGCCTCTTTTTAAAGATAATAAATCTAGTACTACTTTTGGCAAAGGCAAATAATATTAATTAAGGAGATTTAAATGGCTTATCCAAGTATTTCAGGCCCATACGGCTTTAAGCCCGTAAATCTTATTGGCGGTCAAGTTTATGCTGGCTCAACACGTGAGTATGCAATTCAGTATAACTACGCAACGTCAATTTTTTACGGCGACTTCGTAACAGTCTCTAGTGGTTTAGTTACTCGTGCTTCTATTACATCTAGCACATCAGGTAAACAAACTATTGGTGTATTTTTAGGCTGTTCTTACACAAACCCAACAACTAAACAAAGATTGTTTAGCCAATATTACCCAGCTAATACAGCTGCTGGCGATATTAAAGCTATTGTTGCTGATGATCCAGATATCGTTATTAAAGCTGCTATGGTAAATTCTAGCGGTTCTACAACTATTGCTTCAGCTTCACAAGCTATTGTTGGTTTAAACTTAGCAGGCTCTAACTTAGTAGGTAGCGTCAATACTGGCGATTCTTACAACGGTTTAGTAGCTCCAACAGCAACACCATCAACAGGTTTACCATTCCGTATTTTAAGTTTAGTTCCTGATACAGCTTCTTCAGTTACTGCAGTGGGCTCATCATCATCTACAACTATTACGTTAACTGGTACAGGCTTACCTTCAGCTATCCCACAAGGTGCTGATGTAGCTTATCTTGATGCATCTGGTCAGTTGATTCAAACTGGTTCATTTGTAGCAAATTCAGGTGGTTATGCTGCTGGTACAACATCCATTGCAATCAACGCAGCTATTGCGGTTCCTGGTTCTATTACAGCAATCCCATCAAGCTCAACGATTGTGTTTACATCATACCCAGAAGTACTTGTGAAGATTAATTTCGGTATTCACAATTACTACGCTGCTTAATCTAAGGAGTAATTAAATGGCAATTTCACGCGCACAGTTATTAAAAGAGTTACTCCCAGGCTTAAACGCATTGTTTGGTTTGGAATATGCTCGTTATGGTGAAGAACATAAAGAAATCTACGAAACAGAGACTTCAGAACGTTCTTTCGAAGAAGAAACAAAACTATCAGGCTTTTCAGCAGCTCCTGTTAAGAACGAAGGCTCTGCCATCGCTTATGACAATGCTCAAGAAGCTTGGACTGCACGATACAATCATGAAACTATCGCTCTTGGCTTCAGCTTAACTGAAGAAGCTATTGAAGATAATCTTTATGATTCTTTATCTGCTCGTTACACAAAAGGCCTAGCTCGCGCTATGGCATACACAAAACAAGTTAAGGCTGCTGCAGTTTTAAATAATGGCTTCAATTCTGCTTATACAGGCGGTGACGGCGTTTCATTATTTAACACAGCACATCCGCTTGTTTCAAGTGGCACAAATAGTAATACACCAGCTGTTGCAGCTGACCTTAACGAAACATCATTAGAAAACGCAGTTATTCAAATCGCTGCATGGACTGATGAAAGAGGTCTCTTGATTGCAGCTAAACCACGTAAACTTATCGTTCCACCAGCATTGC